CAAAATTATGACTATAATCAAGCATATGATATGTTATGTAAATCAGGTATTGGTTCTTGCGCAAATTCACGTTCACCTGGTGATTTTTCTTCTATAAATGTATTGTCATCAGAACATGTTGGTAAGCAATTAAATAATAGCAAATTAAGTTTTAGAATTAGTCCAGAGATAGGAACTAATTATGTTGATATTTACGTTGGTGATAAGAATATTTCATTAACAAATGCCATACCAATTAGTAAATGGATAGAAAATAACCAAACTTCAAATGATTATATCAGAATCTTAGATACTGACTATATTGTTAAGATAATAAATACAAGTAATACTGTATTAAGAGGTGAACTTATCGGATATCAAAAAATGCCATATACTTCTATTCAAGATATTTCAGGTATTGAATTTGGTGTATTCATTCCTGATTCAGAGTATTATAAATCAAACCAAGATAGTATTAAAATGAATGAATATGCAATCTCATGGTCTTTGACAGATACAAATAAGATGTTAATTAAAAATGACTTAGATCATTTTAAAGATATACTTTCTGATTTAATATCATCAAATAGTTTTAAACTTTCAAATGTAATGTTACCCGATAATAGTCCTGCAAATATTCCAAGTAATATAGAGCTAACTTTTATATTTGAAAGAATAGATATTAAAACAAAAGATGGATATACATGGGTGTCATTTAATAGTGTTAACAATTCAATCTTTAGATTACCAGAGAATTGTACTGCAAACATAATGATTTATATAAGCGACCAGTCAAACAGACAGGCAAGCGACCAGTCAAACAGACAGGCAAGCGACCAGTCAAACAGACAGGCAAGCTACCAGTCAAACAGACAGGCAAGCGACCAGTCAAACAGACAGGCAAGCGACCAGTCAAACAGACAGGCAAGCGACCAGTCAAACAGACAGGCAACCAACCAGTCCCCAACTAATATTTCAGTTTATAAAACATTAGTTAATAATACTGTAAATATAGAATCATTTGATAATAAAAATCCGATGTCAAGTACTGCTCTAGCTACAAAATTACTTCAAACCGTTACTGATTTACCATCTGGGCTTTCATCAGGATCTTTAGTAACATCAACATATTTACCTAATATTCTTCCAAATATTGATAATGATACTCGTAACGCAGATTATGAAATCTTAACAGCAAATCAAATAAATATATTAAAACAAGAAATTGCTGCTGCAACTGCTGGCAATGCATCTTTAAGTATTCCAAGTCCATCGGTTGGTTTAAGTGGTTCAGTTGCATCTGCAGATGGACCATATGGTACTGGTATTGCCCCGATCACACAAACTACAATATATGGTGGTAACGATGATCTTCTTAAACGTGCTATTTGTTTTACTGCAACTTTAAGAAATACATTATATAATTTCGCAGATTTAAATACATTAACTGATATCATTAAAGCATATCAATATCAATTAGCATCAGATTATAGAGACAAGTCGTCAGATGCTTTTATTAAATATTATACTGAAGATGCACCAAAAATGTTAAATTTTATTCAAAACAATAGATCAGTTAATATGGGCAGTTCAGTTAGAGAATTCTTAAAAGTAATAAAGAGTTATTTATTAAACAATAAATCATTATTATATGAAACAAGAATGAACGGAGGTCAATTAAATACATTAGATGGAGTATATAATATTGATTTAGATAGTCGTTTGTGGCCAATTTCAAATAAATTTGGACAAATAATTAATATACCACCTCATATTCTAAAGAATCAACCACCATCTTCAACAAATAATTTAGGAACTGGTTTAATTGCAAGTGAAACAATAGAATTAAAAAGAACACCATTAGAAGATAAATATCAACCTTCATTTACATCGCGTCAATTTTGCCAATTAAATGATGTTGAGAAAATGCCTTTACTACAAGAATATTGTTCAACTTCTCAATATGCAAATATTTCATCTTTATGGCAATATAGAAATTTCTGTAGCAGCACAGATGTGCAAAAATTAAATACTGTAAATGCATATTGTGATAAATCAAAACCAAAATTTCGACCAATTCCAAATGACTATTTAGACATTCAAGGATATGGTTCTATCCAGACTCCAGCCTCTGCATCTGCCTCTATCTCAATTTCAGCTCAATCATCTGCATCTGCCTCAACTTCAGTCCAATCATATCCATGGGAATATCCAAGATCAATCCCAGCTCCAGCCCAAGCGTCGGCATCAGCTTCCAAATTATCTAGAAACATGGAAGATCCATGGGAAAAATCATATAATGCTCATCCTGCTCAAGCGTCTGCTGCTCCTGCTCAAGCGTCGGCTGCTCCTGCTCAAGCGTCTGCTGCTCCTGCTCAAGCGTCTGCTGCTCCTGCTCAAGCGTCTGCTGCTCCTGCTCAAGCGTCTGCTTCTCCTGCTCAAGCGTCGGCTTCTCCTGCTAAAGCGTCGGCTTATGTATATAATTTACATTCAAATCATTGGTCAGATAATGATAGAAAAAATTAAGCAATTCACTTGTTGCTTTTTAGCAATTCACTTGTTGCTTTTTAGCAATTCACTTGTTGCTTTTTAGCAATTCACTTGTTGCTTTTTAGCAATTCACTTGTTGCTTTTTAGCAATTCACGAATACTGTTTTGACTTCTGACATCATTCCATTTGATAAAGTCGTGCGATAATGTATATGTCTATTTAATGTATGGCCAAATGGAACATTATATTTTGATGGACAATTAAATTTAATCAGTGCATTACCATTATCTACATAAGCTACACCAGCATTACTGAAATTTCCATAAGCTACGTATGGATTTATTTCAACATTATTTGACTTTGATGGTAATGCACCCCAATATAATATTTTTGTTCCATTTGGAGCCTTAATAGGAATATTTACTTCTACGTTAGAATTTTCTGGTGAAAAAATATCTTTTATCAATGAAGATGGTAAAGCAATCTCTCCTAAAAATGGAAGATATGTGTTGCGTTTTAAAAGTATCCACAATGTAATTACAAATACAACTAAGCATATAAATCTTAAATAAGTATTACTATACTTATAAATTACTATACAGAAAGATAATATAAGGGTAAAGAAAAGTACAAAAATATTAGCTAGCACATGTGGTTTTATATTTTTGAAAGACATCTTTATCTATTCTATTAATGACTCAGATTTTCTTTATAAGAATTCTTAAAAAACTTAGAAATATGCGGATTATCTTCATTTAAAAGTTCAATGAACTTCTTTGATTTAATGTCACCTCCTTGAGTTGAAAAATGTACTTTTATAAGAGAATATCCACGATTTACAACATATGTATTCAATTTATTAAGACAATCAAGACATGGCTTTGAACTTCCGAGTACACCTGTTTTACTAACTTTGATTACTAATATATCAATCTTTTTTAACTTCTTATTTCTTGGAAGAGTAGGAAGTTTCATAACTGCATCTATTTCCGCATGTATACTTGACATACACGGAAATTCGGTTGTACTATAGTGGTTTTCGCCGTAACTTAATTGTGCGAAAGGGACAATTATGAGAATAAATCAAAGCAGCATGGTTACTACCAGCATTAATAATTGGGTTAGTTGCAGAGTTGGTTAGGCAGCGACGCCTATCACACATATTACACGCCATTGTAGTAATGAACCTCGACATTTTTGTATTAGATTATATTAATCTAGCATCTTTTAAATCATTTTTTTTTCAAAATACAACAACAACATATAATTCCAATAAATTCTTTAAACTTATTATTTTCTTTAACAACTATTTCTTCGCTATTTCCTAGCTTAATAAATTCATCTATAGTATATTTATTACTCATACTTTTATTACATTGTGAACATATAGGTCGTAAATTGTCAATCGAATCAGAACCACCTTTACTTACTGGTAAATTATGTCCAACTTCAAAATTAAAAGGATTAATTTTGTTTGAACACCAATTAATAAAACATTTAGTTTCAAATTTCTCTCCAATATATTTTAACCATGTCTGTTGTCTCAATGCCTTCGGTAATTTCTTACGTATACTCATTTTCATACTTATTACACAAACGCAATTTACTTTTATATCAGGGGCCCATCTTGACTCATTAAGATTATCTGGCCATGTTTGGGATACTATAAACTGCTAATGTGATACTAATGTTTATATTATCATTATTAAAATTATATAATGTACCATCTGAATTCATTATTTGAACATTGAATTTATTTAGTTGACTCTGAACAGGTCTAAATATATATATGTAAGGATCCATACTAATATCACTCGATACTGCTGGATACACATTAGTATTATTATATAACTTTGTATATATTCGCGTGTTCATCCCGTTTGCTAAAAGTGTATTTATATACCCATTTAAATATAAAAATGCTCCATTAATTGGTGCATTAGGTGTTGAGTTGTAAAAATATGTACATAAAATTCGAATAGCATATACATTTTTAATAGGATCTGCTAGTTGAACTGTGAAATTATTGAAAGACTCTGCTGGATTACTAATAAAATCGGAATCAATAATTATGTTCTGAATATTGTATAAAGTTGGAACATAAGTCTCAAGAGTCAATCCTGCAGATTCTTTAGAAGACCCAATGATACTTCTATTTGACACCACTGCATCTTTAGTTCTTTTCTTCTGCTCTTTTAAATATATAGAATCTCGATTTTGTTCTTCAGATACTAAATATTTATATAGCTTTTTTTCTATTTGTTTCTTATACTCTTTCTGATTATGATCCATTATCTAAAAATGATATCTATATTATAATTCTTATTTTTATCGCTATGAATATAATAATATGTAGGAATATGATACTTTTTCAAAAATTTCACCTGATCAAAATTTAATTTTGTAGCTACATTTTTAAGTAGTTCCTCATTTTGGTTCTTGACAATTTTTCTAATGACGGAATCCATTTTATAAAATAAAAATTTGTAGCTACAAATTCAATTTTTATATTCTTACTTTTAGTGTAATGCCGATGTCCAATAACTTCGATAAAGTGCCGATGTCCAATAACTTCGATAAAGTACCGATGTCCAATAACTTCGATAAAGTGCCGATGTCCAATAACTTCGATAAAGTGCCGATGTCCAATAACTTCGATAATTTCGATAAGATAATATGTATTACTCTAATTGATAATAAAGAACGTCATGAAAATGTAATTAAATATTCAAAAGAACTCAATATTCCAATTGAATTATATAAGGTTCAAAAGCATCCTAAAGGAGGAAGATATGGATGCTTTAATTCACATATTGAAGTTATAAAAATGGCATATAAAAACAACTACGAAAACATTCTTATTTTTGAAGATGATTTTATACCATCACCAGCTTATAGTATTGATGTGATAAAAAATGTCATTGAATTCATGAAAAATAACAATGATTACGATATAATTAAACTTGGATATCTATTTGCAAAAACAAATTTAAATTTTAGTAATGCATTTCTTAGTTTTGCAGAATTTATACTATCTAATGAAGTCGCTAAAAATATCATTAAATGCAATGGTGCAATGAATCATGCTTATATATTATCTAAAAAAATGATTAAGTTATTAGCATTCTATGGTGAAAAAGAATTAACTAAACCAGTAGATCAAATTAACCAAATAGATATTTGGATGTGTGAAATTATTGAGAAATATAATCTAAATTCATATTTTGTATTACCATTACAATTTGAACAGAATTATAAGATTAAAAGTACAAATCAATCATTTAATAATCTTGAGACATTTTTCAGATATTTAAAAGATATCTTTGAAAATATTTTATATTTAACGTCACTTCTAAGAGTTTATAGAATAACTATATTTTTTATTTTAGTTCTATTAATTCTAATTTTGATTTTATGTGTAAATTCATTTAAGAAATAAGTCTACTAATGATATCATATAAACAGTTTCATTCATTATTTAAAATGGCTGAAGAGTACTATGATTATAATGAAGACGATTTTATTGATATTTGGGAAGACGAATATGAATCTGATATTGATGACTACTATAGTGATGATGATGTATTGGAAAACTATGATATGTATTCTTCTACTGAACCAATTATTAGAAAACCGCCTACCTTATGGGTTAATGCAAAAATAAATAATAAAAGAGTGAGTGTTTCTTCAGATGGCCGAATATGTTTTCCAGATTCACCATTTGAATCAACAGATGGTAAAATATTAGAAGGAACTCCTTATAAGTATATTAAAATCGGCAAAAAAAAATATTTAATGCATGAAATAGTCTGGATGACTTTCAATGGAGAAGTCCCGGAAAATTGGGAGATCCGTCATAAAGATGAATATGTTCAGAATAGAAAACGAAAAGTATATTCCAACTATTTGTCAAACATTACTATATATAAAAAGACTATAACTTATCCAGTCATATCAATATCTACTTAAACAAAATACTTATATTATCTATACGTAATGATGAAATGGAAGGGAGGATTAGGACTTAGCACCAAATCAATAATTAGCAAGAAAAAATCAGGAGCTGGCGAAGGTATTGATTTTTCCAAACTTCTCGAAAGTGCTCTTGAAGGCACAGGAAGTGGTAGCGGTGGCAAATTAGAATTACCGAGCTTAGGTAAAGATTCTAATTTATATTCAGATGCTAACCATATTTATTTCAATGATGAGATAAATGATGAAACTTGCTTTAATCTCTGCAAGGAACTGAGAAATGTCTACAATGAAATAAGAGAGATCTCGAATTCTTATTATACTGAGAATAATATTCCAATTTATTTACATATTACAACAAATGGTGGTAATATCTTTTCTGCATTCACAGTTGTTGATTGTATAAATAGCCTTAAAATTCCAGTATATTCTATTGTTGATGGATATGTAGCATCAGCAGGTACATTAATTAGTGTATCATGTTCAAAAAGATATATTATGCCAAATGCATATATGTTAATTCATCAATTAAGTTCTGAGTTATGGGGAAAAATGAGTGAGATATCAGATGAATATTCAAACTTGAAAAAAATCATGACCCATATTACTAAGCATTACACTGAAAAAACCAAAATAAGAAAGAAAGAACTCGAAAAGATACTTAAAAGTGACATTAATTGGAATGCTCAAGAATCATTAGAGAAAGGCTTAGTAGATGAAATCTGGAAAAATTGAATTTTAATTTTATTTTTACAAAAACAAGAATAAAAATTAAAATGGCAGCCGCCAGCCAGTTCAGTCAAACCGAAACTGTAGCGCCAAGCCACTGGAACCACTTGAGCCACTGGAACCAGCAAGCAACTGTAGCGCCAAGCCACTTGAGCCACTGGAACCAGCAAGCAACTGTAGCGCCAAGCCACTGGAACCAGCAAGCAGAAGATTCTGTTGTATATTTTGAATGTGCTATAAATTCACGACATCCGGATACTCCAATTGATCGTATAATATGTTATAAATATGAATATTTTCGTATTACAGAAATTTGTAAAACAATATCATATACTTTCTTAAATACAATTGTTTATTTGTGGGATTGTGATATAAAAGATAACAAAAAAGCGCGTCGATTCGATCTTCTTGAATACGATATCAAAAGAGTTCGCAATTTTCTAAATACAATTGGCTATCATTACAATGGTATGTTTGATGAAGAATTTCCAGATAACCCAACAATTTTTAGAGAAGCTGCCATATTAGATTATATTTCTGCAAATAAACGCGCATTTATCTAGCAGATCTAGGCCGGCTCGGCGCGGTCGGCGCGGATTTATTTATTAATCTATTTAAAATATTGCATTTTGATTGATAATCTTTACCTTGTGTTACACTTAATATTTCAATTATATTACCATTATTCCATAAGATATATTCATTTATTTTTTGCATATAGCTTATTTGATATTGATCATTTGTTTTTGTCTTTTTTGATATATTATTAAAAATAGTACATACATCAGTATATAATATATCTTGGTGTTCTGAATTTTTTCCAAAATTAGCTAATGCATCTAATATAAGAGTAAAATTACTAGAATTTTTAATAATTTCACATGGGGCGTGCAATTTGACACCAGATAATTGTTCTAATTTAGATATACATGATGTTTGAATATCTACATCATCTAAATATTGTTTCATAAAATTAAATATAGCTTCTATAGCTTCTTCAGCTTTTTCACTATTAAGAGCTATATCCCAATCATTATCAATTAAATATTTATTATATTGTAATTTTTCTTCATTCGAAAATTTTTTATCATTAATGATTGCAATAACTGATTCAATAATCGTTGGTTTTTCCATTATATATTTAAGCAAATTTTTTCTAAAAGGTATTTCTATTTTGGGATTAATAAATTTATCTAATATTATTTTTTGATATTTAGTTTTTTGTGATTCATCTTTTACACAATTAAATTCTATTTTTGAAAGTAAATTCCAACAATTTAATATATATATGGATTTATTGGTATTTTCAATTATTGTCATAATTTTTTTAATTATTTCTGGTTTTTCATCTTCTAAAAATTTTGACTTTAACTCTAAAAGACGTATCAATATTGATACGCAATAATCTAGAATTTTTTCATTTGTTGATACTATTAATACTTCAATTACTAATTTATAAATATCTAAAGCTTTTTCCTCGCTAATATTAGTTGTGTTTTCTATTATAAGATCTAATACTTTGAAACATGTTTTATTAAATTCTAAGTCCTCCTTATTCTTATTCATGGCAGCTACAATCGTCGTCGTATCAATATTCTCAATATATTTTCCATCCACGATTTGTTGCCAATATATTTCATCATCCTTATTTCTTGTTATAAGCATGATTAGATTAAGCAATTTTAAAGCTTTTTCTTGTAATTCTTTATTATCTATACGGATGATCTTCAATATTTGATTAATACCATCATTTTTTGCAATTTCTAATTTGAAAAAATCTATATCAATCATTTTTATTAATAATGTGCAATAATTAGATAAAAGATCAATAATATCATTGGACTGAGCGGTAGACTGCTCGTTATCGGTATACTTTGTAATAAGATTGATCAATTTTTGTATTAATTGAATAATATCTTTTCTATCATACGTACTCCCAATTTGTATAATATTTGCAATAAATTGTTCAATCAAATTTTTCTGAATATCAATATTATTAAACAAACTAGATTTAGAACTTACAATTTTCATAAAGTAAACGTGACCTGGATTTATTACTAGACTTCTATCAGATGAAGAATACAGTAAAACTGATTTATTTATAATCGGAAATATTATGAAAAAATCTTCATTATCATATAGTAATTCCATTATTGAATCAACAAAATCTTTAGTATTATTAGTAATTGTTTGTTCATATTTGATAATATCTCGGTTTTCTACGCTATCATTCCATTTTTTTAAATTTTTAATATACATATATATTAAAAGTGGATCACCATTCTGTATTTTTAATAATAAATTATTAATTTGTTTTTTT